CAGTGGAGTGGTTAGAAATAGAATTGGAAAAATTATGGGTTAAAAAATACCTATCTCCAATTACGATTAAACCTTTACTTGATAAAGCCAAAGAAATGGAGAAGGAACAGATAGAACAAGCCGAATTAGACGCTAAAGAAATAATCATAATTAAACATACAGAATACGGAGGAGGTGAGCAATGAAACTATACACAGAAGAACATCTGAAATTGTTTTATCAACTTGGCAAATTTGATGGTATTGCAAGAAGGGAAACTGATGTAGAAGAAGAAATTAAAAATCATTTGCCCATCGAACTACCAAGTGATGAGGAGATAGATATAGAAATTCAATGGTTAGACAATCCCTTAGAAAGATTAAATTTTAAAGCAGGGATTAGATGGATGCGTGATAAAATAAGAATACAAGGGAGGTAACAAATGACAAACAATAAACAACAAACGGCAGTGGAGTGGCAACATATTGAGTTGTCAAAATTCATTAATGGAAAATCAGAGTTTACAGACGCACATGATATTTTAACCAAAGCCAAAGAAATGGAGAAGGAAAGAATGAAAGGTATGTATGTTGAAGGTTCGTTTGCAAAAATGAGATACTATGACGGGCTTGAATATATTGATGCCGAACAATACTACAACGAAACCTACGGAGGAGGTGAGCGATGACACCAAAAGAAAACGCAATTTATTTAATACATCTGTTTAATCGTGGAGGATATGGCAAAATAAACGCAAGGCTTTGTGTTGAAGAAATTTTAAGTATCAACTCCGTTGACAAAGATGAGGATTTATCAAATCATTGGGAACAAGTAAAACAAGAAATAGAAAACTACGGAGGAGGTGAGCAGTGAGAAACAATAAACAACAATCGGCAATGGAGTGGTTATTCAATGAACTTGAAAGGATTGATAAGGTATATTATAGAAATACTATTGTATACACAGATGCAAGAAAAGAAGCATTTCAACAAGCCAAAGAAATGGAGAAGGAGCAAAAAGCAAACACTTGGAATAACGCTATTAATGCAGTTGAAAAAGACAAGTGGGAATCATTTGAACAATACTACGAACAAACCTACGAATAGAACAAACAGTAAATAAAGTTGCATTACAAAAACAAATTACATACATTCAAATAAAAATTATGGATATCAATTCAATCAAAGCAAAGCTGAATGCTTTGCAAACTCAGCAAAGCCGTCCTTCCGGAGAGGCACGTAAGAATGTCTTCTGGAAACCTGCCGTGGGCAAGCAAACAATTCGTATTGTACCTTCTGCGTACAATAAATCAAATCCTTTTTCGGAGCTGTACTTCCACTACGGAATCGACAAGAATCCAATCATCTCTCCAACCAATTGGGGTGAGAAAGATCCTATCGTTGAATTCGCCAAGCAGTTACGTCAAAGCAAAGACAAAGAGTCTTGGAGACTAGCACGTAAACTCGATCCTAAAATGAGGGTATTTGTACCTGTTATCGTTAGAGGTGAAGAGGCAGACGGAGTTAAACTTTGGGGCTTTGGTAAAGAAATCTACATGGAACTACTTTCTATGGTAGAAGATGAGGACATCGGGGATTACACTGATATCATTTCAGGTCGTGACTTGAATTTGACTACAGTAGGTGCTGAAACTACAGGAACCGGTTTTAACAAAACAACCGTTCGTGCACGTACTAAAGAATCTCCTTTGACTGAAGATGATGCATTGCTACAAACTATCTTGAACGAACAGCCTGATCCTTTGAAAGTATTCTCAAGAATGTCTTTCGACGATATGAAGTCTGTATTGCAGAAATGGTTGGCACCTGACGAAGAAGAAGGAGCAATCTCTTCTGAGCCTGCTACTAACTTTGATGATGCAAAGCCTGCTGCTCCTGTAAAAGAAGAACTTCCTTGGAAGAAATCTGAGAATCCATTTACTCTAGAAGCTCAAGGAAAGAAAGTAGAATCTAAAGCCGACAAGTTCGATTCTTTATTCAACGACGACACCAACGACTTACCTTTCTAATAGACTATGGCTAAGAAAGAAAAAGCATCTTTGACGGAGGCAGTATCTGCTGAACTTAAGAAAGGATTCTCTTTAGATAAGTTCAAAGAGAAGAAGCTTCTTAAATCAAACGTCAAGTTTAAATCCCAGGCTTGGATTCCTTTATCACCATCCTTCCAAGAGGTGACATCGATTCCAGGAATTCCAATGGGTCACATTGTAATGCTGAGAGGTCATTCCGATACAGGAAAGACCACAGCATTGCTTGAAGCAGCAGTATCAGCTCAGAAAGCAGGCATTCTTCCGGTATTCATCATCACTGAGATGAAATGGAATTGGGAACATGCTATCCAGATGGGATTGAAAGTAGAACAAACTACTGACGAAGAGACCGGGGAAGTTATTGATTACGGTGGATTCTTTATCTACGTTGATAGAGAGACTTTAAATACCATTGAAGATGTTGCTGGATTCATTTTAGACTTGATTGACGAGCAGAAGAAAGGAAGCTTGCCTCATGACCTCTTGTTCCTCTGGGATTCAATCGGTTCAGTACCTTGCGAACTTTCAGTACGTTCTAATAAGAATAACAACGAATGGAATGCAGGTGCAATGTCAACTCAGTTCGGTAATGGAGTAAACCAACGGATTGTAATGTCAAGGAAAGAGTCTTCACCGTACACTAATACATTAGTAGTAGTAAACAAGGTATGGACTCAAAAGCCTGAATCACCAATGGGTCAACCCAAGCTTATGAATAAAGGAGGATTTGCCATGTGGTATGATGCTACCTTCGTAGTAACGTTTGGTAACATTATGAATGCAGGTACTTCTAAGATTAAAGCAATCAAGGACGGTAAGCAGGTAGAATTTGCCAAGAGAACTAATATCCAGATTGATAAGAATCATATCAACGGAATTACAACTCGAGGTAGGATCATTATGACACCTCACGGATTCATTAACGATGATGAAAAGCAGCTTAAGAATTACAAAGACGCTCACTCAAAGGAATGGTCGGCCATTCTAGGAGGAGGAGACTTCGATGTGGTAGAAGAAGCTTATGAGGATTCAACACCCGGTTATTTTCAGGAAGAGCCGGAATAGAATTCCAAAAACTTTTAGAAAGAGCCCTTGCCTTGCAGGGGCTTTTTTCTTATATTTAGATTATATTTATAACTAAAACAAAAGATGGATAATTTTGACTTAAAGAAGTACTTGGTAGAAAATAAAGTAACTAAAAGTAGTCAATTAAATGAAGCGTATGTAAGTCCGGAAACTACAAAAACTTTTGAGGAACTGGGTATATTTACATGGGATGATGTAACTAGTTTTATGGAAAATGAACCTCTTATAAAAAAACACTTGCCAAATAAAATTTTAAATGTAGGTTTAAGAACTTCTAGCAAACATTTCACAATTAAAAAAATAACAGAAAAAGCATTGATTGTTGAGTATGGATATACTCAATCCACTAATAGTAAGTATAGTCAAACTGGTGTTATCCCAAAATCAGTAATGACAATAAATCCAACTATGTCAAAGATTGTTTATATGAACGGTGTTTATGCTAATGCAAGAATATTTGTTGAGATACAGGATTGGTTTAAGCAAAAAAATTACGCAATGTTTCATTAATTAAAAAAACAAATAGAACTAAGAGCTTGGGAAACCAGGCTTTTTTTATTATATTAGTATAAGTTATGAGAGCAGTATATAAAACCTTACTTGATAACATCAAGGAGGTAGACGAGGTAATACCCACAGAAGAAAATTTTCACTCCCGCGTATTAGTTATTGATGCATTGAATCTATTCTTTAGAAACTTTGCAACCATTAACATGGTTAACAACGAAGGAGCTCATATTGGAGGTCTGGCCGGATTTATTAGATCATTAGGTTCATTAATTCAGATGGTGAATCCCACAGGAGTTTATGTAATCTTTGACGGAGTAGGTTCTTCTACCAACAGAAAGAATTTACTACCTGAGTATAAGTCAAACAGAGGCATTAGCCGAATTACAAACTGGGATGCTTTTGAATCCTTGGATGATGAGAATGATGCAAAGGTTGGACAAATAACCAGAATCATTCACTACCTTCAATGTCTACCAGTTAAAGTTGGGATGATTGATAAGGCCGAGGCAGATGATATGATTGCTTACATGTCTAAAGAACTTCCAAGAAGGTTTAATTCACAGATGATTATTGTTTCATCTGATAAGGATTACCTTCAGTTGGTTAACGACCACGTAACTCTCTACAGACCGGTTACAAAAGTATTTTACGGACCACAAGACGTTAAGAGAGAATTTATGGTTCATCCGGATAATTTTATTATATACAAAACAATGCTTGGAGACCAATCAGATAAGATTGAAGGCATTAAAGGATTAGGACCAAAGACGCTTTTGAAACTATTCCCAGAGATTCTAGATGTTCCGATGTCAATGCAGGATATCTTCGATTATGCTGAAGATCATTTAACAGAGCATCAGATCTATGCCCGGGTATTATTTGCACGTCAGAATCTACTTAACCATTATAAGTTAATGGATCTTAAGAATCCTATTTTGGATGACAGGCAGATTGCATACATTAACGGACTGATCAACGAAGAGAATAACGAGTTTCATAAAAAGCATTTCATTGAGCTTTACGAGATGGACGGCCTGGCACATTTTATTAAGAATGTCTCCTACTGGGCGACAGATACCTTTTTTAGGTTGTCTAAATTCAAATAAGTTCGTATATTTATAACATATTTATAACTAAAACAAAACATGGATAATTTTGATTTAAAGAAGTACTTAGTAGAGAATAAAGTAACTACTAACTCTAAGATGGTAACTGAAGCAACAGAGGCAAAAGCTTGGCTTGTAGGTGAAGAAGATGGACTTCCAAAAATTATGGGATTTTCTTCTGTTGAAGATGCTAAAGAAAATCAATTTGATGAAATGGCAGATGATCCATACAACCGCCCTTTATTTACTTCATTAGAAGATTTAAAAGCATATCTTGATGCTCAATATATGCGCG